CCCAAGCCATAGCCCTGCCCTGCCCTAGCCAAGCCAGCATGCAAAGCCTTGCAAGCAGGTGCTTATCGTTTAAACATGCAAGCATTGCAGGTGGGTGAGTCATCACCCCAGGGTTATTAAACTGCTGGTATCGGTATCGGTATATCTCTACCTACATAAATTTGATAGTGGTGGGGGTCTGAGCAGGACTTTTACCCATAAGCAACAGTGTGATGTAAATCACACGCTATAAAGTGTCCAATAGTGTCCTTCTGGACACCTATAGTATAGTGAGAGGCGAAAATATCGAAGCCTCTCTGCTAAGCAACAGCGCCCTCTAGGGGCGCACCCTAAATGAAGCCCTAACCTTCGGCTTCGTTTAGACTTCGCCTTCGGTTAGAGTTTGCCCCAAAACTCACCACAAATGGTTTTGGAGCATGCTATGGAAAGAAAGAGAACAACCTCTGCTTCGCATAAAAGCGATGCTATTAAAAAGCAGGTCATTGACTTCTTAATGCAGGGGTACTCTGTCCAAAAGGCGATGGATGCCGTAGGTAGAAGTGTTAAGACCTACGAGTACTACCGAAAGACTGATGAACAATTTGCCTTAGCCATTGACAAAATTCGCTCAATGACAGCACGAGGTGAAGTTGGTTCGCCACGAGGGGAAGTACCACCCTTCCCAGAGTTTTCAAAAAAATTTTTAGGGGTCCAAGTATTCCCCCATCAAAAGCACTGGATTGATTTACTAGAGGGTCGAGAGCCTGAGGATATTCATCCTGCCATCTCCTATGAACCTGGGTCATCTGACCTTCTCATAGTCAACACCCCACCAGAACACGCTAAGTCTACGACCATTACAGTAAACTATGCGGTATATCGGATTTGCCAGAACCCTAACATCAGAATAATGATTGTGTCTAAGACACAGGCTATGGCACAGAAATTCCTGCTTTCTATCAAGAATCGCCTAACCCATCCTCGTTATCAGGATTTACAACTAACCTTTGGTCCGCCAGGGGGATATGAAAAAAATTCCGATTCGTGGAAGCAGGACCTAATTTATCTATCCTCCGAGTCTCGCGACTCTGGAGAAAAGGACCCTACAGTTCAGGCTGTGGGTATCCGTGGTCACATCTATGGTGCCCGTGCTGACTTAATCATCATGGACGACTGTGTTGACCACACCAACGCTCATGAGTACGAGAAGCAGATTGACTGGATTCAATCCGAAGTTATGTCTCGTATTGACAATGACGGCGGACGATTACTGGTTGTAGGCACTCGACTACGCCCACGAGATTTATACTCCGAACTGCGTGACCCTATGCGCTATCCAGACGAGACATCCCCTTGGACATACTTTGCCCAACCTGCCGTATTGGAGTTCGCAGATGACTCGAAGGACTGGGTTACGCTCTGGGCTAAGACCAACATGCCTCCCGTATCTGGCAATGGTGTACCTGATGAGGACGGACTCTACGACAAGTGGACAGGTCCAGCACTGCATAAGAAGCGAAGCCGTATGTCCCCAAACTTGTGGGCGATGGTCTACCAACAGCAACAGGTTCACGAAGATTCTGCTTTCCCATCAGATGCTATCAAAGGCGTTATTAACGGCGCTCGCAATATTGGGATTATCCCGAAAGGTAAGCATGGCGTTCGACCTAATGGTATGGACGGGCTTATTGTGGTTGCTGGTCTTGACCCCGCTGGCTCTGGTTATACCGCCGCTGTGGTTCTTGGCTTGGATGTTTCTACGCAGAAGCGTTACTTGCTGGATGTCTCCAATGTTGCGGGGATGAAACCAGATGACATTCGTGGCTTAATCAAAGACTGGACTGAACGCTACAGAGTTACTGAGTGGCGTGTTGAGAAGAACGCATTTCAGACAATGCTTACGCAGGATAGAGAAGTCCGTGAGTTCTTAACTCGCAGTGGTTCCATGTTGCGTGAACACCATACTGGTCAAAACAAGTGGGACACAGACTTTGGTGTTGCATCTCTAACAACTTTGTTTTATGGCTGGGATGAAGATAATGCTCTTATTGAGTTTCCTTCGACTCATTCATCCGAGGGTCTTAAGGCTCTTATTGAACAACTTGTGACATGGTACCCAGATGCACCTAAGTCACAAAAGACAGATACAGTCATGGCGTTCTGGTTTGCAGAACTTGGATGTCGTGACCGCTTGGCAAGTGCAACTAACTTTGCTAAAAACCATAACAGAATGGGCATGTTTCATACGCCGTATGACCGCTCAAAACAATACACCGTCAATCTTGACGAACTATACGCATAGAACAGGAGGCGAATGTGGCTCTATCTTTAGATGATATTAAAGATAACTATGACCGCTACCGCCAGCAATTCGCCGAGCGAGACAGCCGCATGGAAGCAGTGCTGCTTGTCCGTAAAGGTCGTATGCGTGATGTTTACCCAGACCTTTTCCCCGATGGTCCTTTTGAAAATCCTATCGTGGCAAATATGGTGGACATCGCAGCACGCGACTTGTCAGAAGTAATTGCTCCGCTACCAGCATTTAATTGCAACTCACCTACAATGGTGTCAGAGGCTGCTCGTAAGAAGGCAGATAAGCGCGAAGAAATTGTTAACTCTTATGTTGACTTCTCTGATTTGCAAAGTCAAATGTTTACAGCCGCTGACCGCTATATCAGTTATGGTTTTGTTCCAGCACAGGTTGAGTTTGATTTAGAAGCACAGATGCCTCGCATCCGTTTCTTAGAAGCAGTTGGTTCTTACCCAATCATTGACCGCTTTGGAAATGTTAACGCTCTCTACCAGCGCACAATGAAGCCAGTATCTGAACTTATGGCTTTGTATCCAGAGTATGCACACATCTTGTACGACAAGGATGAGCATAACTCAATGACATCTTTGTTAGAAGTTGTGCGTTATCACGACAAAGACCAAGATGTTTTATTTGTACCAACACGCAATAACCTCGTTATTGACCGTGCTAAAAATCCTATTGGCGAATGTATGGTCCGCGTTGTTATGCGCCCATCACTTGACTCACAGGCTCGTGGTCAATTTGATGATGTATTGCCAATCCAAGTAGCAAAGGCACGCTATGCACTTCTCTCACTTGAAGCAGCAACTAAAGCAGTTCAAGCACCCATGGTCGCGCCAAGAGATGTCAGTGATATTGCTCTTGGACCAGATGCTATCATTCGTACAGAACGACCTCAAGATGTCCGAAGAATCCCATTGGAGATACCAGCAGGTGCTTTTGCACAGCAGCAGGTTCTTGAAGGAGAGTTGCGTTTAGGCTCTCGTTATCCTGAATCTCGTACAGGTAACATTGATGCTTCAATCGTTACAGGTCGTGGTGTTCAAGCCCTTATGGGTGGATTCGATACACAGATTAAAACAGCACACGCAATGTTTGCTCGTGCATTTGTCGAATTGATGAGCCTTGCTCTCAAGGTTGACGAAATGGTATTTGCCGATGTTGAGAAGAACCTACGCGGTACACGCAATGGAACTCCATACAACATTAAATACAAGCCAAAGAAGGACATTGATGGTGATTACACCGTAGATGTTCAATATGGTTTGATGGCAGGACTTGACCCTAACCGCGCTTTGGTATTTGGTCTACAGGCTCGCGGAGATAAGTTGATTTCACGCGACTTCCTACGCCGTCAAATGCCTTTCTCTTTCAATGCAACACAAGAAGAAGAAAAGGTTGACACCGAAGAACTACGCGATGCAATGAAGCAAGCGATTGCTTCTTATGCTCAGGCTATTCCAGCCCTTGCTTCTCAAGGTCAAGACCCATCTGACATTCTTTACAAACTTTCAGCCGTTATCAATGCACGCCAGAAGGGAACCTCTATTGAGGTTGCGGTTTCTGATGCGTTTAAACCACAGAATCCCCCACCTGGTGCGATGACCCCTGAGGGTATCGTAAGTCCTGACATGATTGGGCAGCCAGGAGCGGTCCCGCCAGGTGAGGGCGAACTTCCTATGGGCATGAGTGCTACTGGTCGTATGCAAGGTGTAGCACCAGGACAGATTGCTCCAGGCGGTCGTCCAGATGTTCAATCTCTTTTAGCAGGATTAACAGCGAGAGGCGAACCTAATCTACAGGCTTCTCTCCAAAGACGAGTACCAGCATAAAGGGGGTGAAAAATGAAGAAAGCGACAGCAAAGAAAGCAACAGGAAAGAAGCCAGCGAACCAAGGTTCAGCAGGTAAGCCTAACTACCAAAAGCCTATGAAGTCATCTGTTAAGAAGATGTCTAATAAGTCAGGTATGTTGTACACAACAAAGCAGCCAGGTGGCACACGCGGTAAGTAATTCTTAATCCTGAGCATGATTTAAAACTGCTCACCAAATTTTAAAAGACTGAACTTAATTGTGAGGGAACTATGGCACTGCCAAAAGATAAAAACTTTGAGGTATCCGCAACAGGCGGAGCGGGAACTAATGGTCAACCAGCACGCTATGCAGCAGGCATAGACGGCGCACAGGACTTCTATGACCTACAGACTGCAGCACAAATGAGTGGCTCAAACCCAGCGTTCTCTACAGTTCCTTCACCATCAGGACAACGCCCATTCCGAGGCGACAGCGCAGCAAAACTTGTTCCACTAGATGCGCCAACACAGCGCCCTGATGAAGATGTACGCACTGGTGGAAGCATTGCTACAGACACAATGTATGCAACAGATTCAATGGCAAACTCAGAAGATGCAGACCGTATGCGTGCGGCATTACCGTACCTTTCAACGCTTGCAGAATTGCCACAGACATCAAATAATTTCCGCAACTATGTACGATACCTAAAGAGTGTACTTTGAGTTTCTCCGAGACACTTGGCAGTTTTGCCAAAAAACTTCAAGGTAACGGATTTGCCAACGACATAGGCTTACCGACTTTATTATACGACCTTGCTTCTGTGTCATCTAATGACAAGAGTTGGGTGGGCGATGCTTTTAATTTTGCTGGCAATGCGTTTAGAACATCAGTATCAACAGTATCTTTTCCAATTCGTAAAACAGCAGGCTTTGTAATTCAAAAGGGTTTACTTCCAGCAGCACAAATATCTTACGAAACTGGTGGTCGCTACCTTCGTGAGCCATTATCAGCAGGATTAACAACGCTTGCAACTGGTGATGCAAAGCGTGCATGGGAAAACCGTGATGAGATTTCTCCAGGTCAAGCACTTGCTTACTTGCAATCAAAGTTTCCTTTAACTGGAAATATGGTCATGGGGTTTGATGAGGATTTTGACATCTTTAATCCTAATGACCGACAAGATTTTTATACAGATTTTACATTAAATAAACTTTCTGGTGCTTACGATACATTTTTTACAACAGTAACTGACCCACTAGGTAAGATTGGTAAAGCAGCAGGTCTTGCAAAGAAGGCTTTTGTTACTCGTCCAATAGGTGCTGTTGATGCTAATGCACAATCTTTGGCTCGTGATTTCTTTATGCCAAAGAGCATCCGTAAAACAACTATCATTTCACCTAAGACTCTTGCAGATAATATTAACGCAGGGCGTGAAGAAGGCGGAGAACTTTACAATACGCTTTCATGGATGGCTAAGAGTGACCAGGTTGCAATACGCAGTCATCCAATGATTCAAGCATCTAACGATGCAGATACATTGTCATACCTTCTTGGTCAAGCAGATACTGTAGATGATGTTGCAGATGTTCTTATGGCTACAGCGCTTAAAGACAAAGGTGCAATGAAAAACCTTGTTGACAAGCGTTTAGATTTTAAGTTTGTTATGGATAAAATTAGAGACACATCCACAACAGAAATAAAAATGTTAGACAACATTCCAACAAACGGCATTGTTGACGACATCAATAAGTTAGATGCTGCAGATGCTTTTCTTAAAGTACTTGATGAAAATGAAGTTTATTACCAGCGCTTAACAACCCTTAATGCAAAAGGTGCAGATTTAACTAAGCGTACATTTGGTGCTTCACCATTTGAGAAGATGGCTATTAACCGCGCTGAGCGCCGTGCTGGTCGTGTTCGTGGCAAAGCAGATGATGTAGATACTCCAACAAACTTCCCTACAGTAGGTTACTTTCAACCAACCAAGTACCACCCGCTTGTTGCAGTTGTTAACTTTGGTCTAACAAAGGTAGGCGATGCTTTCCAGGAAAAACCAGCAGGATATATCAACCTTAATGATTCTGATTCGTATAACGAAATTACGGCATTTGGCGGGCTTCTTCGCCGCATTGTTGGAGATGAAGCAAACCCAATTATCGAAAGACATTTAAACGACTACATCCAATCAGGCGGTACTCCTGAACTTCGTGCTCGTGTAGTTGAGTCATTTGAAGATTTAGCGATTACTTCTATTAACCGCAAACTCGGCATCTCTGATGAAGCAGGTGCACAGATTTGGGGCGCATACAAGTCTCGCCGTGAGACTGCACGCTCTATGATTCGTGACCGCAAGTTCTTGATGACTGATGACGATGTTATTCTTAAGATTCCATACCTAGAGCGCCAAGGTGCCAACGCACTACCAATGGTTGACCTTGAGAACTACGAGCGTGTTCTTACAAAGAACAAGGGCTTGTTGACTGCTCTTGAAGGTGGCTTCAATGTAGTAGACCCAGATTCATGGCGCTACACCACAGGTATCTTAAATGATATGTGGAAGGCTTCTGTTCTTCTTCGCCTTGGTTACACAGTAAGAAATGTGTCAGAAGGTGCAATGTCTATCATGGCTAAGGGCTACGGCTTGATGGCTTTAGGTGACTTAAACCGCGAAGGTTTTGATGCATGGTATACAAACCGCCTCCGAGATATTGAGCGCATTACAGACCGCCGCATGGTAGCGCAAGGATTGCGTGAAAACTCTGTAGAGATGCGCCGTGCGTTTGCTGAAAAGCAGTACGAGTTTGGTGCTGCTGAGCGTATGTATAATCAACTACTTGCGTATCTACCAGCGGCAGAGCGTGCTTACCTCAATGGCAAGTTAGACGAGGGACAACTCAGGGAAATTATTGATGTGTTCCAGTATTCAACTGGTGAATATCTGTACCACGGAACACCTACTCCTATGAACGGGTTTGATAATACTCGTCCATTGGCGATGAGTTTATCTCAAGATATTGCTAATCGTTATGCCGATGCTGCTATGCCACAGATTTCTGCTTCTGAAATTTACAAGCGCAAAACAGGTCGCGCATACACAATGCCAAAGAACCTTCGTACTCGTGAAGGTGAACTTGTTGCAGAAGGCAAAGTAAAGAAACCGTCACTTTCTATGCAAACTATCGCAGCAGACATGCGCGAAGGTTTTATCAATAGCACTGACAATGGTAATCAGGTAGAACTTCTTAACCCTCAAAGTGGTGAATGGCGTGCTATCAACCCATATAATGTTTCACAGAAGATGCTTGTTGAAGGCACATTCCGTATCCGTAAGCCTGGTAATCAGGGAGCAACCCTTGGTAACAAGGTATATGGACTTCCTGTTGATGTGCGTTTGTTTAACGGCAATCGTGCTCAACTAGGACTCAAAGATTACCCAGAACTACAAAAGATTCTTGGTGTTGGCGAGACTGCTGGCTGGAAAACTCGTGCAGCATGGGAAGGCAAAGAGGATGCAATCCTCGGCTGGATGCGTGCTAATGGTGTTGGCAAGTTAATCTTACCTGACACCAAGGCTAATGGTGGTGCAACAGCACTTGTTGACCCTGACATGGTTGAAGCCTTTGGACAGCAACCATCTGTTCGACTTGCTGAGCAGCGTTTGGATGCAATTAAGAAGCAGCAACAGTTGCTTTCAGAAGAATCTCGTGTTGCTAAACTTATTGAGGACACCATTGCAAATGGTGGAGCAACAGTTTCATTTACTGGAGATGTACCTGCATCAGGATTCTCTGTTGCCGTCCGTGGCGCTACACATACATTCTCAGTTGATGATGCCCGTAACAACCCTAAGGCATGGATTGATTCTGTGGCTGCACACTTTGAGAAGAACCTTGAGAAGTTTGGACAAGCAGACCATTTTGGTACTTGGGTAGAAGATATTGATGGCGTGCCACATATCTGGGCTGAACCTACAAATGTTATTGTAGACAAAGCAAAGGCTGCTAGACTAGGACTTGAAAGAAACCAAAAGAGTGTTGCCGACCTTGCCGCAATTAAAAGAGGCGACTGGGATAATGCTACTATTAACACACAAGGTACAGGAGATGTAGATGCCACAGCAGAGTTTGCATTGGGTCAAGGCACCAAAGCCAGTGCAGGAAATGTCCCAGGAGGAACGCAAGGCGTTCGCAGAGTTATTGGCACAGAGGGCTTTGGAAAACGCATTAGCGAACTCGAAGCCATCCTCAGCACAGGAAAGTATCCAACAGACGGGCTTGTAAATCTTGTTCGTGAGTTTGCTGATGGGCAGGCTGCAGCAAAGCGTGACATGAATGGTCTATTAACTAGACTAGATGCACGCCTTGTAGAAGAAGCACGGATAGCAGCACCTCGTGCTATTCAGGGTACAGGTCGCCGTTTTGAAACTCTTTATGATGGAACAGTTATTGAGATTGATGATGCCTTCCGTGGTGAAGGTGGAGCAATTCTTTTATCTCAAACAGATAACGCACAGTCTTATCGCAATTTTGTAGACCACCCAGCACAATTATTTACTGCTGAGCACACAAACTTTACTGAGGCTCGCCTCACACCTAAGATGCCTGAGTATTACACAGGTTATGCAAACCAACTTAACACATTTTTCCGCTCACCTGATGGTCGCATTGACCCAGTGATTGAAATGTTCCTCAATGGAATGAAGCCAGAGCAGGCTGTTGCTTGGTTGCGTAAGCCAGAAAATGCTGCTTATGCTCGTAAGTTTAACATTGATGTTCCTGGTATCAAGGTAATGTCAGAGCGTTTAAATGTATCTATGGATGCAGAAGATTTTGTTGGTGATTTATACAGCGCCTATAACCGCTATCTTCCAGACGATGAAGTGCAAGAAGCCTTCCGCAATGGCGAGGCAAGTGAGCAATGGTTGCGTACACACTTTATGGATAACCCAGAAATGCCAGACATTATTGGTCGTATCGTGCCTACAAGCCCAGAAGCGGCTAACTGGCGTGAGGGTATGAGTAAGGTTGTAGAGCGTGCGTTCCACTTCCTTGGCTCATTGCCTGAAACAACAGTGGCTCGTCACCCACTAGCCCGTCAGATTTACCGCGCTGAATACAAAAACCGTTTAGATATTGCTCTTGCTACAAAGCGTTTAAACGAAGGCGATGCTGCTGAACTTACTGTAGATGACATTAACAATCTACGCGGACAGGTCATTGAGGCTACACGCAAGGAAGTTAATAGCACACTCTTTACTATTATTCGCAAGTCATACGCAGGCGAGAAGATGCGTTTCATTATGCCGTTCTTTAACGCATGGGAAAACACTATTCGCCGCTGGTATGGACTTACCAAGGATAATCCAGCAATTCCAGCCCGTGCAGGACAGGTTATTTCTTCTCTGCGTAACCAGCCAAATGTGGTTGACCAAGATGGAAACCCAACTACTGAGTTTAGTTATGACAACAAGATTGTTCTACCTATGCCAGAAGGTGCGATTAAAACAATCAGCCTTATTCCAGGGTGGGGCAAAGGAATGGCAGAGGCAATGCGTTCATCTGGAACACAAATGTCTATTCCAATCCGAAGCCTTGACCTCCTGTTCCAAGGTGAAGCACTTGCAGGATTTGGTCCTATCGTAACTATTCCAGTTAACGAATTAGTTTTGATGAAGCCAGACCTAGAAGATATAGTCACATCAAGCGTGTTACCAATTCTTCCATTTGGTCCACAAGGCTCCAGCAAAGATGTTATTCAAAGAACAATAAGCCAACTGTTTCCACCTGCAGCACAGAAACTTATTTCTTTGCAGGGTCAAGATGAAGCATGGAGCCGTACATTCAATACTGTTTACCGCTATGAGTTAATTCGTTTTAACCTTGGCGAGCGCAACACACTGCCTGAACTAGGTGAGGTTAAAGAATTAGCAGATAGCCTGTACAGAGTTAGGATTCTTTCTAACTTGGTAATGCCATTTGCTGCACAGTATGACTCAACTTTGAGTTTCTATACTCAACAGTTCCGCCGTTTGCAACAGGTTTATGGTGCAGATGCAGAGTCTTTATTCCTTGAAATGTACCCTGAAATGGGTCCTGCTTTGGTTAGCGCTTCATTCAACCCAACTGGTGCTACTGCATCACAGGCTGCATTTAAGAATATCCAGAAGTACAATAGTTTAATTGGCAAGATTGGTCAGACTACACCTGAGATGATTGGCTTCTTGGTCAATGACCCTGATGGCAAGTATGACTTCTCAGAGGCAGTCTATGCATGGCAATATGGCAATGCTCCTGTTCCTGGTTCTACAGAGAACTATCGTACTCGCCGTAACCCAGCAGAATTAAAGAAGGATGCCAATATCAAGATGGGTTGGATTGAGTTCCGCAAGAATATGAACCTTCTTGACTCACAACTGTTTGCACAAGGATATAACTCTTACAACGAATCTGGTGCTGAGGAGTTGCAGACTATTAAGCAGATGATGGTTGCTGACTTGACTAGCCGCAACAAAGATTGGGCTGTAGATTACTTTAGCGTAGACCGAGGCAAGTGGGTCTATCGCATGGATTCTATGCGTACCATGCTAAGCGACCCTACATGGATGAAAGAAAATGGTCAACGCCCTGTTGTTCAGGCTATGGCTGTTTACCTAGATGTACGCACGCAAGTCGCACGAGAGTTAGCAAGCCGTAAATCATACGGAATGGCATCAACTCTTGCAGCAAAAGACAACGCAGACCTTGATGGTTTGTGGAACCAGACAATCGCTCAACTACTTCAAGGCTCTCCAGAGTTTGAAGATTTCTATAACCGCTTCTTACAAAACGACCCTGTGACATTGGGATAGGACTATGGACGAAAAAGTAATATATCAGATACTTAAAGATGACCATCCTGAGTGGACCGAAACCAAACTCCGTAATGCCGCAAAAAGTATTGCAGCCAACCCAAAAGTAATTGAGGCTGGTGTTGGCGCTGGTCGTGGTAATGCTGTAAAAATAATTAAAGACCTAGCCTCAACTTTTGCTCCTAGAAAAGCAGGCGGAAAAATTGACAAAAGCAAAACACTGTTTCGTACTGGTTTGGTTGCTGGTGCTGGTTTAGGCGTTCAGCAAGGATTCTTTGGTGGCGGAGGCTCAACTGCACAGCAAGATACAGATGCAGAAGCAACGGCTCAAGTAAATATGATGCTGTCGTTAGCAAGGGCTGAACAAGAAGGAGTCGATACCTCAGGTATAGTGCAAAGCCCTGTTTTCAAGCAAGCCATAAAAAATCCAAACTTTAGTACAAGTGCAATATTAAACGCATACACGCAAGCATCAGGTGACAGTGGTGTTTATACTGGAAAGCCAGTAACTACTTATCAATATGAGTGGGGTAGCGGTGGTGCTAAGCCTACCAAGTCAGTTGTTAAAGATACTATTGCTTTAAAAGACTGGGTAAATCAATTTCCTATTGCAGATAAAGAGGCTTTGGCTGCATGGAAAGCAAAACTTGTTGCTGCTGGTGTAGTTAGTGCAAGCGCAGGTTTGCCTGAACTTAAGAAGCAATGGGAAGCCTGGGGAGAATACTCACAGGAGATGAACAAGCAGGGAAAGAAGTTAACCCCCGACCAACTCCTTGACATCCAGCGCGGACTATGGGGTGGTGGTGGTGGTGAAGATTACTCAACCAAGTACTCAGTCAATATGCTCAAGCCTGAGAATGTTAAGTCTTTGTATAAGTCAGCAAGAGAACAACAGGCTGGTCGCATAGTAGGAGATGAGCAGGCTGCAGCCTTTGCAGAAAGAGTTGCTGCACAGCAAATGGCAAAGCCTACAAAGACTGAGTATAAAAAGATTAAGGGCAAGATGACTCCTGTAACTACACCAGGTTACGGTGAGGCAGAGGCTGCTGCTGCTGCATTAGAACTTGCTAAAAAGGACCCTATGTACGCAGAGTTCCAAACAGCAAATGTATTTGGCGAAGCACTTGAGAGAGCATTGGGGATTAGAGCATAATGGCTAAATCAAAAAGCGAACTAATTAACGATGCCCTCAGAGTACTTACCTCTGGTGGAAAACTTACTGATGAGCAGAAAAAACTTCTTGGAATGTCTGTTAACACCAATGAAACAGGTGCATCAGGTATTCTTGCTGGAACAGGTGGCGGTGAACAAACCCCATCAATGACTACTTGGATTGTCAACCTTCTTAAGAATGAACCTGAACTTAATAACATTTATGTTGCTGTAAGAAATCCAGATGGAAGTTTTAATACAACTGTCAATGCCATCATAGATATGATTACAGCAAGTTCTTGGTACCTCAAGAATGGTCCAACAGTTGCTGCTAATGTTGCAAGCCGTTACAAGTTTGGTGAGAGTTTCTACCAGCAAAAAGTCAATGAGTACAAGATTACTATTTCTGGTCTTGCTACAGCCATTGGCTTGGATGTTACTGACCCTACAGTTTCATCATACCTAACATCCCTTTCCGAAACAGCATTTCTTAATGGCTGGGATGAGAACTACATTGAGAACAAGATTGTCAGTGATGACAAGATTATTGGTAAAATCAATGGCGGAGCCTACGCAACGGCGGTAGATGAATTGGCTGAGTACGGGCAACTCATGGGCTTTACCCTAAGTGATACAACCAGAAAAGATTACCAGCGCCGTTTGATTGGTGATGTAACAGAAAGCGGACTGCGTGCCCGCACTACACCAGACCAGATTAAGAAAGAAATTCGTGATAAGCAGGCTTTGCTTTATCCAATGTTTGCCGATGACTTTGCGGTAGGTCGTACCCTTTGGGATGTAACCTCATCACAGCGCAAGGTATGGGCTAACCTTCTTGAGAAAAGCGAAGATGACCTTGACTGGGATGACCCACTGTGGAAAGACGGAAAAATCTTTACCATGACTGACGACAAAACTGGAAAGATTGTTGCTCGCCCAGCGTGGGATGCAGAAAAACTTGTCAAGCAAGATGAACGCTGGCAGTACACAGAAAACGCAACTCGTTTGTATGAAGGCTACGGCATAGGTATTATGAATAAGTTTGGATTGGCGGCTATCTAATGGCATATACAGAGGCGCAATGGAATAAGTTTCAAGCATCATTGCCAGCAGAGGAGCGCACTTCTTACCTTGAATATCTTAGAGCAGTAGACCCAGCCGCCTACAATAAATTGGTCGGCGCAACTGTATCTAACCTTAAGGCAGATTCTGCTCCGACTCCATCTCCTATTACTGTTGTAGATGAGCAAGGAAAAATTGTTGGAGCAAGAACAGATGCTGCTGCACAAAAAACTGCACAAGCAAATGCAAAAGCCGCTAGTGCTCAGCGAGGTCTTGCAGCACAAGAAGCCGTTAGAAAATTAACAAGTGGTCAAGAATTAACTGATGAGGAAAAAAAGTTAATTGGTGTAAGTGTTACTCCTAAAACTGCTACTACACCAGTAACCACAACACCAGTTACTACTACTCCAGTAACCACAACGCCAGTTACAACTACTCCAGTAACTACCACACCAGTAACTACTACGCCTACGACTACTACACCAGTAAAGACTCCTGAACAAATTGAGGCTGACAGAGTATTTGCAGAGGCAACCGCACGAAACGAAAAAACACAAGCAGCAAAAGCAAAGTTTGATAAAAAAGAACCACTAACAGCCGAAGAAAAAGCATTACTTGGTATTCCTGCAGACTTTGAATATGATAAAACTTCTCAAACAGATGCATTAAAAAAAGCAGCAGAAGAAGCAGCAGCACAGAACAAAAAAGTTCAAGATGCTTATGGAAGATTCCAACGCAAAGAATCTTTAAGTGCAGAAGATAAAGCATTATTAAAACTTCCCGCAGATTATGCATACCCAGCCACTGTTGGCAGCACTGTTGTATCTACAACTGCAACTGGTGATAATGTTTTTACTCAAGCCCAAATTGATGCTGCTGTCAAAGCAGCACAAGACAAAGCAATCGCAGAGATGCAAGCAAAACTTGACCAGCAAAAAAGAGATGCTGAAATTGCAGCAGCGGCTGCATTGGCTGCAGCAAATAATAAAGGTGGCTTAACTCAAGCAGATATAGATAGGGCAATCCGTGAGGCATTAGCCCAGCAAGAAGCAAAGGCTGCTGCTGAAAAAAGAGAAGCACAGGCAACGGCAGAGGCTGCAAAACTTGCACAGAAAGTAAAAGCATCTGACAGACTGAGTGCAATATTTGCTGGCTACGGGCTAGAAACATTGGCTGGTTTTATTGACCGCCGTATTAAAGCAGATGTTTCAGAAGATATGCTTATGCTTGAGTTGTACGACCAACCAGAGTATCAGTTGCGTTTTCCAGGCATGAAAGCATTGCGCGGAAAAGGCAAAACAATTACCGAGGCAGAGTACATTAAAGACGAAAAGGCATTTGCTCAAACAGCAAGATTCTTTGATGTGCCAGTAGGATTCTATGACAGCCCTGATGACTTTGGAAAACTTATTGGAAACCTAGTTTCGCCAAAGGAATTCCAAGACCGCTTACAGGTAGGTCAGGACTTGGCTCGCTCTATGTCTCCAGGTCTTAGAACACAACTACAAGAGTTATACAATGTAGGAGAAGGCGGTATTACTGCCTATGTTCTTGATGCAGACAGGGCACTTCCTCTTATTCAGAAGCAAGCAAAGGCTGCACAGTTTGTAGGCTTTGGTCGCGAAAAGGGCTTTAAGTTAGAAGGCGTGACCGCTGCTCAAGCAGAACAGATTGTTGGAACAGAAGCCTACTCAAAACTTTCAGCACAACAAATGCAGACAGCACTTGGGCAAGCAGCGCAACTACGCAACACTCAATCACGCCTTACTGGAATTGAGGGTGAAGTTTACAACGAGCAAGAAGCACTCAAGGCTGTTATCGAAGGAAGTCCAGAAGCAATCCTTGCTTCACAACAACGAGCACAGCGCGAAGGCGCTCGCTTTGGTGGTGGCGCTGGAGTAACTGGCTCATCACTTCGTTCAGCACCAGGACTATAAAAGAATCCCCACCGTGACCGACTAGCCCACGGGGGCGTACAAGTCTAGGAGCAATAGCCAATGCGGTTTCCCCGAACTTCATTGTGGATTGCGAATACAACTACTAACAAGGGAGATAGGCTGATGCCTACAAATTACCAGTTCGATGACGAAGATGACATGGACACATCAACAGATGTGGTGTCTCAACTCCGTAAGGTAAATCGTGCGCTTGAAAAGCGTGCAAAAGAACTAGAACAGGAGTTGAGTGGTCTTAAAACACAGACCCGTCAACGCACTGTCAAGGATGTGTTACAGGCAAAGGGATTAAACCCAAAGATTTCCGCCTTTATCCCACAAGATGTAGATACCTCTGAGGAGGCTATCGCTGCGTGGGTAGATGAATACGGAGATGTCTTTGGTGTACAGCCCGCTCAAACAAATGAAGCGCCAACACAAAAAGGTCCAGACCTCTCAGCACAACACCGTATGAACAATGTCGTATCAACTGGCTCAATGCCAGACATTGATAATGACATGTTCACAAAGGTATCAGGTGTTAAGACTAAAGAGGACCTAGATGCACTCCTTGGATTTAACTAACCAACAAACATCAACCAATCACCAGGAGGTGAACACATGGCATATAACGACACTACCTCGATGGCGGGACTCGTCAAGACAGCGTATGACCGTTATGTAGAATTCGCACTTCGTGCCCAGCCAATGATTCGTGCAGTGGCTGACAAGCGCCCAGTGCAGCAGGCGATGCCAGGTTCAAGCGTTGTATTCTCACTTTACAATGACTTGGCAGCGGCAACATCTGCTCTATCAGAGACATCAGATGTAGATGCAGTAGCACTACCAGATGTATCAACAGTTTCTGTAACTCTAAACGAGCAAGGAAACTCATCACTTACAACTCGCAAGTTGGAGTTGTTCTCACTTTCAGATGTTGACCCAGCAATCGCTGACATCATCGCATACAACATGGCAGACTCTTTGGATGTCATTGCCCAGACACCACTTCGTCAGGGTACAAATGTTATCTACTCAGGTACAGCAACATCAACAGCAACAATCACAGCAGGTATGACAATCACATCTGCTAACCTTCGTAAGGCAGTTGCTAAGTTGCGTACAAACAAGGCTGTTCCTCGTCAGGGAAGCCTATACTGGGCAGGTATTCACCCAGAAGTTTCACACGACCTTCGTGCTGAGACAGGCAATGTTGGATGGCGTGACATCCACACTCACACAGAGCAGTCACAGGGCAACCTATGGGCTGGCACAATCGGTACATACGAAGGTGCTTTCTATGTAGAAAACTCACGCATGTTCTCTGAGAAGGCTGGCGCTGACCAGACCGCTCTAGCAACAACTGCAGTAACAGTCGCTGGTACATCAGCAGGCTTTACATTTGGTGTTGCTTCAACAGCCGTCATTGCTTCTCGTGCAGAAGTTGGCGACAAGATTTCAGGAACAGGCGTAGGAACATCTGCGAAGATTACTGCAATCACAACATCAGGTTCAACAACAACATTCACTGTAGATGTTGCTAACTCAGCAGCAGTAACAGTATCAACTGTTGTAACCGTTACACCAGTAACTCGCGTATTCGATACAATCCTTTGCGGTAAGCAAGCATTGGCTGAGGCTGTGGCTCAAGAGCCAGGCGTTGTTATCGGTAATGTGACTGACCGCTTAATGCGTTTCCGCCCAATCGGATGGTACGGCGTACTTGGTTTCGCCCGCTACCGTGAGGCTGCGCTATATCGCATTGAATCAGGCTCATCAATCGCTGCACTTTAATCGTGCGGGAGGGGTGGGGCGAAAGCCCTGCCCCTTCACTTATTAGTAAGGACAAGCAATGACTCAGTATAGATTCACAACACCAACCGTTGAAGAAACTCCAATGGGTGAAGGAGTATTGTTTGAGCGTTATACCATCACACGAGGTGTCACTGTGATGCGGCATAATGGTATCTACTCCTCTTACCGATACCCAAGTCAGACAGAAACCTTATCTGCACAAGAACTGTACATGGGTGGAACTGTCACTGTTATTGACCAGGCAACCGCCGATGCCCTTACAGCACAGGGATACGGCGCTTACATAGAGGCTATCTAATGAATTTACATCAAAGACAAACGCACCCTGTATATGTTGAGGGTTGCTTTGGATGCAAGGTTACAACACTTGAAATGGGAGTAGGCGATGCCAACTCTAAAGTAGCAATGTCTACGAGCAAGTGGGATGCAGAACTAAAAGCCTATAAGGATGCTCGTGCTCAAGGTATTCAACCAGCAGGAACAACCATGGCAAAGGTTCAAGAAGCGGTAAGAATTTCCGACAAGGTTGGTAAAGCCTTTGACGGTAATACGGGAACATTCAAATAGGAGGGGTAATGGCTGCCAGAAAAAAACCAGTAAGCAAAAAAGTTCAAGTTGTTGATGACAATTACGGACCTTTAGAAGCGTACTGTATTGCACTTAATGAATATTGGAAAGCGCTTAAAAAAGCAGGCTTTCCTGAGTCAGTTGTCATGACACTCATTATGGATAGAGATTCATACCCTGATTGGATTCTTCCTAAGCCAATTAACCCAGACCATATACCACTGTTCGACCCCTACGAAAATGAAGATGAGGACTAATTATGTGCATTGAATGTGGATGCTACGGCTCAGTAAACCCCTACGGTGTAGGCGGTCGCGCTCTAAACGCTGCCCCAGCGGAGGCAAACATTGCTCTGTATAACAACATCAAGATTGTTCGCATTGGCGAAGAAGGACCTATGGCAGAAAAGGATGACAAGAATGAAGAAGGCTACTAAAAAAGTCGGCAAGGTCATGGGTGAGTTTAAACGCGGAACTCTACACTCTGGCAAGGGTGGACCTGTAGTTAAGTCTAAGAAGCAGGCAGTTGCTATTGCTATGTCAGAGGCTGGCATGGCTAAGAAGAAAGCCGCTAAGAAGCGTGGCAAGTAAGAAAGATTCACGGTTGACACGAGCGGGAGTGTCTGGCTTTAACAAGCCAAAGCGCACTCCCTCTCACCCAACTAAGTCACATGTTGTGGTTGCCAAAGATGGTAGCCAAGTTAAGACCATTCGTTTTGGTCAGCAAGGGGTAACTGGCGATAGAAAGCCAAGTGCCCGTCAAGCATCATTCAAAGCCCGTCACGCTAAGAACATTGCCAAAGGAAAGATGTCTGCAGCGTACTGGGCAGACAAGGTGAAGTGGTGAAGAAGAAAGCATTTTGGGACAAGCCAAACCCTAAGAAGAAGTCAACACCGTTGACATCGGCACAGAAGGCTAAGGCTAAGGCAGCGGCTAAGAAGGCTGGCAGACCATATCCAAACCTTGTGGACAACGCAGCAGCACGGAGAAAGGCTAAGTAATGGCAACAGGTAGAGCAGGAAGTTCATTAGCAGACGAACTTAATCGTCTTGCAAATGGTGGAACCTACCCAGTAATGACAGCATACAAAGTTGAACAAGGTGCTGCTAACGCATGGGCTGGCACATCTGGTTTGGGTCTTATTGCTGCTCTTAATTACAAGGCTGATTCAACACGCCAGCCAGATGACTATAAAGACTACAACGCCATCTGCAATGAGTTAGCAGGAACTACTGGATTATCAGGAGTCGTAGCCCTAAGGAGCATTGACCTATGAGTTCAACATTTAATGAACTAGCAGACCGCGTTGAAGCGGTACTGCATGGCTACACAGAAAACACTGAGCCAAGCACTTGGCTTACCACCAGTGCTACAACCACATCAACAACTCTTTATGTTTATGATGCATCAGGCATTGGTCGTGGTTATGTACAGATTGATGATGAAATTGTATTTGTTAATAACACAGACAATGTAGCCAACACTCTTACCCTTGCACCGTGGGGTCGTGGACAGCGTGGTACTACCGCTGCAACACATGCTCAAAACGCAAAGTTAACAGCCTCACCATTGTTCCCACGCAATGAAATTAAGAAGGCTATTAACAACACTATTGATGCCATGTACCCAATGGTATTTGCTACTGGCAGTTTTGACTTTAAATTTATTGCAGCCCGTACTACATACCAGTTGCCTGCAGATTTCCAGAACGCACTCAGTGTTACCTACTCAACAGTAGGACCAACAAAAGAGTGGATGCCAGTGCGTGCTTACAACTTAGACCGCTCAGCAGATACAGATGCTTATTCAACTGCTCGTAGCATTAGCGTTTACGCAGGCATTGTGCCTGGACAGACAGTGCATGTGTTCTACTCAAAGCGCCCAACCCTTATGGTCAATGGCGCTGATGTATATGAGACAACAACTGGCATGCCTTCATACTCAGAAGATGTAGTCATCTATGGCGCAGCCTTCCGCATGATTTCATTCTTGGACCCTTCACGCCTTGGTCCTCAATCTGCATCTGCAGACTTTATTGATGGTGTGCGACCAGTAGGTTCTGGACAGAACGCTTCCAGATTCTTATACAACATCTACCAGCAGCGTTTAAACGAAGTGGCGGACAACCAACGCCGTCAACATCCAATCCGTTCCCACTACCAGAGATAGGTTAAAAAATGGCAGCAGGCGACCCAGGCTCCCCAGCACGGTACTACTCCTCAACCGCAATCGAAACAGCACTATCAGGTGCTATTGGAGCACAGGCACAAGGTGCAGCAAACACCTCGTTCATCGTTGGCTCTGTCAGCGGTTTCCCAACTTCCTACCCATACACCCTTATCGTTGACCCAGATACATCTAAGGAAGAAGTACTAACAGTCTTTGCAGGCTCAGGTACAACACTTAGCGTATACCGTGGTGCAGATGGCACACAGGGCGTAGCACACTCCGCAGGAGCAGTTGTTCGCCATGGTGTATCAGGTCGAGACTTCCGTGAGTCAGAAAACCATATTGCTGCTCGTGGTTTTGATATTGACCAAATCATTCTTGATGCGGCAAACCAGACACATGTGCATGGTATTGCAACAGGCGATGGTGTAATCGTTGGAACTCTCAAAGCACAAACACTTACACAAAAGACTCTTACAACACCAACCATCAATGGCGCTACTATCAGTGGAGCAGTAACTTCAACTGCTACTGTCACTGGTGGAACATTTACTTCTGTAACTGTAACAAGTTCTACTATCTCAACTAGCACATTGACTGGTTCATTCACAGCATCTGCTGCAACTTTTGTCAGCCCTACTATCTCAGGCAGTCCAGTCATCACTGGTCTATCTAGCGCAGGTATGGTTGACTCATCTGCTACACCTAAGATTTATGTAGATAGCATCCTTGGCTCTGCAACATCTGCCGCTATCAGCGCAGCCTCTGCTGCAGCCAGTGCAACAGCAGCAGCCACATCAGCCACAAGCGCTGCTGCTAGTGCTTCTGCTGCCGCATCATCGGCATCTGCTTCTGCTACTAGCGCAAGTGCTGCTGCTACAAGTGCAACCTCAGCAGCGGCTTCTGCTACTGCTGCAGCAACTAGCGCAACCAGTGCTGCTGCATCTGCAACTGCTGCTGCTACCAGCGCTACAAGCGCTGCAGCATCAGCAACAGCATCTGCTAACTCAGCAAGCGCAGCAGCAACAAGTGCAACTAGCGCTGCTGCAAGCGCAACGGCTGCAGCAACATCAGCAACATCTGCAGCAGCATCTGTTACGGCAGCAGCAACAAGTGCTGCTAGTGCAGCAGCATCTGCAACAGCAGCAGCAACAAGCGCTACAAGCGCAGATAGCGCTGCATCTATTGCTATTGCTCAGGCATCTAATGCAAGTGCATCTGCTACCGCTGCGGCAACCAGTGCATCATCTGCTTTGACTAGCGCTAACTCTGCTGCAACTTCTGCTTCATCTGCTGCAGCCTCAACATCGGCTGCTGCTGCTTCCGCATCTGCTGCAGCGACAAGTGCTGCATCTGCTGCTACATCGGCAACAAGTGCAGCAACAACTTATGATGAGTTCGATGACCGTTACTTAGGTTCTAAGTCAACTCCGCCTACAGTGGATAATGACGGTAACCCACTTATTACTGGTGCTCTTTACTGGAATACAGTAGATAATGCTATGTATGTTTGGAAGGGTTCTGCTTGGGGAAGTATCTCCTCAACTGCAGACATCTTCCGCTACCGCTACACAGCAGCAGGCGGAGAAACCTCAGAGTCTGGTCCAGATGACAACGGCGTAACGCTATCGTATTTGGTAGGCAAGGAGCAGGTATACCTTAATGGTGTACTGCTTGTTCGTTCTCAAGACTACACGGCAACTAACGGCACAAGCATTGCCTCACTAAGCCCAGCGCTAGTATCAGGTGATGTGCTAGAAATTATTACCTTTACAGCATTTGATGTTGCAACAGCAATTCCTAATAGCATACTTGATGCTAAGGGTGATTTAATTGTAGCAAGCAGTGCAGATACACCAGGTAAACTTTCAGTAGGAACTGATGGTCAAGTGCTTACTGCTGCATCTACAACAGCACTTGGCGTAACTTGGGTTACACCTGCTGCTGGTTACTCAGCACCTACACTAGGAACAACAACAATTACTTCTGGTACAACTGTGTCAACAGTTACCGCTTTAACGCTGAGTAATGCAACAATTACAGGAACAACAACTGCAAGCGGAACTATCACTACAACTGGAGACATAGTTCTAAGTGGAACAAATGGTCCTGGAAGTTTAACAGACGAACTAGCCTTAATTTTAATGGGCGCACTCTAAGAAAGGGAGTAAGTAATGCCAACAACAACCAAGGCGCTGTTCCGTGGAGCAGCAACAACTACAGTAGGAACAACTCTTTACACAGTTCCTTCTGCTACAACAACAATCGTAAGCAGCATTGCTGTGACTAATACAGCAGGAACTGCAGGTACCTTTACATTAGGACTTGCTGGTACTGCACTGCATACAACAGCAGCGATTGCAGCAAATACAACAGTATACATTGACCTTAAGCAAGTACTTGCTGCTACAAATGTTATTACTGGTGGAGCATCTGCAACATCAATTAACTTCCACATTAGCGGAATTGAGGTATCTTAATATGGGTCTATCAGTATTTCCTGCGCCAAGCGCAGCAGCATTAACTCAAAAGGTAGATGTAATAACTTCCACTGGAACTTGGACTGCTCCTGCAAATGTCACAACAATTGAACTATTTATGGTTGCTGGTGGCGGTGGGGGTGGCGGTGGCTCAGGTAGCGGACACGGCTGCGGCGGTGGCGGCGGCGGTGGTATTGTTTCAAGAACTTTAACAGTTGTTCCTAATACTGCATATACAGTAACCATTGGCGCTGGCGGTAATGGATCTACTAGCGATACTGCTGCTGGTAGCAATGGCAGCAATTCTGTATTTTCTACAATTACATCAACAG